TCAACTGCCATAATTTATCCTATAATCTTAGTGAACACTCGTTCAGTTTCTCTATATCCTAGACGGTCAAAAATTGCACCTACGTCATGGTGCTTTTTAGTGTTCATTATGACTCGTTGGACACCATACTTCTTTAGGATTTCCTCGGTCTTGATAAACAATTTTACACCAATTAATCCTTTTCTATAATCCTTTGATATGTAAAAAATATCATTTAATGCTGTTAAACTATCTTTATAATGTAAATGGTAACGAATAATACAGATACAATATCCTACTAATTTACCCTCATCACGAGCCGTAATAATCCTCATAGCACCCATATCGCATAATTTCTTATATGCGTCATAATCAGGGTTTAGTTTAATAACATCTTTGTTATTAGCTATTTCTTCGTAATGAAGGTCTAATAATGGCTTAATCTCTCCTATGACATCATCATAAGATTCTTCTTTATATTCAATCATGTATCCCCCTTTTCAACATCACACTCAATATATTGCAATCTCAATGGTTCATTGTCTGTATGGTACAAATCAAATGACCTTCTACGAGCTTGCCCTCCCCGATGAACTTGTGACTTAGGTGTACTTAAGTTTACATTTTGCCATTCGGAATAATCATTATAATCATTATTAGTCCATCTTAAAAGTGCATAAGACTTGACTTTATCCCCAATAATCTGCATTTCATGCCAAAATTTACGGATATTATCTCCACCATCAATTAATGGCGTTCTTGCCAATACATAGATAGGATTACCGTCATCTTGATATACGGATGGGTCAAAATTATATGTCTTACCGTTACTCTCATGTTGGAGTAAATCAACTCCATTAAAGTTATTATAGTTATAGCAACTAAAGTACTTTTCTACGTTATTTTCTACAGAACTCCAATATGTCCATCCATGTTGTGCAAAGTCATATACTAAAGTGATATTTAGGTCTTTTAGCGTCAATACATAGAAAGAATGTCCTGAAGTCTTAATACTAAAAGCATACGCATTACTTGGAGTACAACGATTTAATATTCTTTCAATATACTGATTAGAAATGACTTGAGGACTTTGCCCTGCTAAAGCCATAATTTGATAACCTTTTTGTAGGCTTGTAGACATCCATACTACTGTATTATCCATTTGTACAACGGTATGACCTTCTGCACATCCAAATAGTAATACACTATTCTGATATGGTAAGAATGGACTTCCAGGTGATGTTCCTGCATCATAGAAGAACTCTATCGTATTAGAACCCATTGCAAGTATGTAGTTAACCGTCCTTGCAATAGCCACTAAACTATCTGATTCAGATACTGCCCCAATATAATTAATAGCCTGCCAAGTTGTAGGATCTTCCACATTAGAGTTATAAATTAACCCTGTTGAGTCGGCAACAACGTAATACCCATCAATAAATACTGCACCTGTTACTGTAGAAGTAGGATAGTTAGTTGTAAATGAAAGTGTATTTGTAGCACTAGCAGTCGCATTTTGTGACAATGTTAATGTAGTGCCTGAAATCGTTAATACATAAGTTCCTACCGTAATACCTGTACCTGATACGTTTTGCCCTGGCTGTATAGCAGGATTAGAAGCCGATAAAGTAACTGTAGGGCTACCTGATACCGTAGTTCCAGATTGTGTTGTAATTGTGCTTGTAAGGTCTAATATCGTGCCTGTAGCAATGGTATATACGTAGCCCTTAACTTTGTTCTTAAAGAATACCTGTGTTTGGTCTAAGGTCTGTATAAAGTCGTATTTATCAGTCCCATCCACAGTTCCTTTTGAAACTCCATTGTCATAGAACGTAGTTCCAACAATGCTAAATAAGTGATTACCAACGGAATAGATGCCATTACCTGTACCTGCCGTTTCTGTTTGATAAGTAGATAATCCTGGGCGTTTTACAATAGCAGTAGACTCACCCTTCTCAATTTCAATGACTGCATTACCTAACTTGGCATCTTTGGTTAAAGTACCATCACGAGTAGCGATATTGTGGCCTAATGGCACTCTAATTATTGGCATTAGTTACGGAACCTCATCTCAGGCATAAAGTTAGTAGAAGCCTCTTCTTGGCTCCAATCAATCATCTCTTCAAGCATATTCTTAGCTCTCATAGCCAATTCTTGACGAATACCTGCTGATACTCCATATTCTAATGATACTTGGTCAGCCAATCCAAACTTAAGTAGGTTATACCACTCATTAGGAAACTCAGGAACAGAATTAGGACTTGTAATGTCAGATATAGGTAACTGTACTTGTAAGTGAATAGTATAGGTATTATCAGCAGGTGTGTTGTAAACGTACAACACTCCATTGTTTAATTGTGGGTCATAGTAACATTGGTTAGGCACTCCAGGGGATGGTTTATATCCCTGTTGCATATACTCTTGTCTACTAATAACCTGTAATGTTGTATCATTGCCTGTTTGGCTTCTAATAAACGCCATAACGACTCTTAAAGGTCTATCTGTGACTACATTGCCTGTTGGGCCTAAAGTGTATGTAGTTTGCCCTGTTACCATAGGAACTTGTAAGTCTTCTACTTTCCATAAAGGTAATCCTTTAGTCTGTAGTTCTTTAATATACAAGTTAAGTGCTTCTGCACAGTTTTGATAGTCAGCAGGAGTAGGATTATCACCTGCACCTACGACTCCTAAGACTCGTAATGCACCATTAATAATCTGATCACGGTTAACAGTATAATTGGCACTCATACCTTATCCTTGTTTTGTAGGGTCTGTTTCTGGTGTTACAACTTGTAATTGAGACTGTAACTTTTGGAATAATGGATAAGCACCTGACTGTGTAGGTAATTGACCTATTACTTGCACCACAAATTGGGCTTCATTATCTTCTAATGTAAATGTAATCATAACTTCATTATCCTATAATTTTGGTAAATAACATAAGCATAAACAATATCTATTATGATAATTGCTAGTAATACATCCTTAACAAACCATCCAATAACAACAGCTAATAGTTTATAAATAGCCAATGCAGGAATTAATCCAATTTTAGATATTCCAAATGCAACAATTGGATTGCCTTCATGTCCTTTGTTTATTGTTAAACATTTATAAGTAGTCCAAAAGTCTAAGCCTTGAAGAATAAAAAATATAGCGAATAGTATGTTATTAATCATTAAACACTCCAGGGCAGTTTAGGTGAAACAATTGATGGATTAGCCAAATCATTAATCATATTGTCTAATTGAGTTTGTATTTCAGCTACTTTATCAGTTCCCATAGCAGATTTTATCCACTCAATAACAGTTTCTAAAGTAAGTCCTTCATATTCTGTAAATGCACTTCCTGCTGTATAAGTTAATGGTTGAACTCCACAAGTTGTAACAAAATACATGGGTTCAGTAAGTATTTGTTCAGGAATTGTTGTTTGACTTCCATCAAAATTAAATATTGTTTTACTAGGTATTGTTATTTGTTTCATAGCATCGCTTGTAGCATTGATTCTCCAATGAACATTAGAAACAACATTTGTTTTACCATCTAATGATGGAATACAATCTATAGAATCAACAAGCCATGTGTAAGAATTCATAATTAATTAGAAGAATTATTTGCTAATAAAGTAACTCTAGTGTTTCCAGCCGTTGCAGCACTTCTAGCCAATTGTAAAGATGCTCCACTTATAGTATAAGTTCTTGTTGGGGGAGATCCATAAACAGTATGCGAATTTATAACAAAAACTGTTGAATAAGCTATTCCTAATAAATCACAATAACCATTAAATCCATCATCTCCACATACTACAACTAAAGCAACGGATAAAGTTTGATTACTTCCACTTACAGGATCACCAGAAAATGTATAAATAGTAGTAGCAGTTGTTGTGGATATTGTTGTAACAGGAGTTCCGTTTACATAAGCTCTACCATAACGATTTAAGTCAGCTAAATTAGAAGCGTTTGCCGTTCCAATAATATATGTCAAACCATTGGTTATGTTATTGTTTATTGATGTAATACCATTTACACCATGTTGTGTTCCTGTTCCAGCATAAGCACAATTCAAATAATAACCAGCAGTACCTTCGAAATCCCCACCAATAATTGTTATATTTGCTGAACTATAAATATTAAATAAATTATTATTACCTTGAATAATGCACCCAAAAAATGATATTTGAGAACATTGACTTAAAATAACTTGTGTTGCATTTAAACTATAAAAACTACAGGTTGTAATGGCATCTGTAGTGACATCTGCACCAAACAAACCTACTGTTTGCAAATTACAAGAATAAAAAGAATTTGTATATGCTCTTTGATCAATATAAATTCCATATCCCAATGCTGGTTGTCCAATTATTGTTAAATCACGAAAATCATTGTCATAAGAATTTTTAATATATAAAGCTCTTGATGTCGCAGCATTTGACATTAAAGACATATCAAATTGTATATGTTGAATATTAATGCCATTTGTAAATGTTGTATTATTAGGACTTGTAATACTTAAAATTTGTGAGCAACTAGAATTTCCTTTTAATACAGCAGATAAACCAACAATATTTAAAGAATTTTCTCCAGTAGTATTATTATTTCCAGAAGATGAAGTAATTGTTAATCCTGATACTACATATGTTCCTTTAGGAAAATATATAGTTTGACCATTTGTTCCTATTGTTGCAGTATTAATAGCATTTTGAATGGCAGTTGTATCATCGGTAACTCCATCTCCTTTTGCACCAAAATCCATAACGCTTATAAAATCACCAAGTTTTAAATTAATTGGTCGATTTATAGCACCTGTTGGAGTTGATCCACCATTCATTAAATCATATTTTGGTATTAATGTTGTCATATTTATTCCTATTAAGCTGTGTAAGACATTGAAAAAAACCAACTCATGTTTGATGGACTACCAAAAACAACTAATGGTACACCTGTGTAATCAATGGTGCTTGAATTTCTATATACATAAATTTTATTGTTTACTGCACTTAAATACATATTAAAAAATTGAGCTGCTACATATAAAGTAGGATTCCATGCTACTGCACTATCTTGCGTTGGTGTAAAAGGTAAATTATTAATAAATAAATTTGCAGAAGTAGATAATCCTGCCATACTTGTATTGTAGGAATTAACAAATATTGTTACTAACTTTCCTACTTTTATATAATAGCCACCAGTAAGATTAACTGTATTTGTACCATCACTTAATTTAGGTGTCCAAGTTCCTTGTTGATAATCGTCTAATCTTGCACTAGAACCAAAATAAATTCCATTAGTTCCAGCTGTGGCAAATCTTAAATTTCCTGCACCTGGATCAGTAGTGTTTCCTATTGATACACCACCTGAAGCAGCTATTTGCATAGCTTGTGTATTTGCTGATTTAAATATTAAAGAACCACCAGAATATATGCTATTAATTATGCTATTTCCAGTTGAACCATCATATTGAAGTGATAGTCCTTCAGTAGTTAAAGTTGTCTTTCCAATAATAATATTTACTAAATTAGATGAAGAACTTGCTAATGCAAATCTAGCAACTTCGCCTGAACTAACTCTTACATCTAATGGTGATATTGGAGATGAATTATTAATTCCAACTTGTGTGCTGCTGTTTACAACTATTCCATAAGTAGAATTATTATCTATTTGAAAAATATTTCCAGATGGAGATGGTTTTGATAATTTTAATAAAGTTCCATCAAAAGTTAATACAGATCCTGTAGCCAATACACTTGAACTAGAAGCATATAAAACACCATTACTTGTAAATGAAGTAAGTGCAGTACCTCCATTAGCTACTGGTAGTGTTCCAATACCGCTTAATAGTTGTGCAGTAGTGGCTACAGTATGGGGTGATGTACCATTGCCATAAAGAATACCAGTTAATGTGCCAGCTTCTCCTGTACCACCATAAGTAGCCGAAATAACGTTTCCTTGCCAAGAAACTGGCCCAGAAATACTGCTAGAACTATTAAAGTTTAAAGTTGCAGTGCCCCAAGATACTGTGCTAGGTACATAAGAATGTATATCCCAAGTTCCGTTTGAGGTGCTATTGCTTAATAGAATTAAATGAGCAGCACCACCAGCTTGTAATGCCAATAATGATGTGCTTCCATCGTGGGCATTAATTTGAACGGAAGAATAAGTAATATTGTTGTTAAAGTAATATGTATCGCCAACTGTTAAAGTTGTGGCATCAGGCATATTAATCGTTTGTGATGTAACAGAACCTGTAACAACTTGATATTGAGAAGAAGCAACAGTTAAATTAACTGGTGTAGAAGACGCAACAGTAAATGTTGTATTTGGAATAAAGTTATTTGCATATACGTTTTGGTTGCTATCTCTTAAAACAACAGAATTAGCACCGCTTGATGCTGTTACACCAGTACCACCACTTCCTACTGCCAATGCAGTATTAAATGTAGGGGCATAAGTAAAGGTATTGTTTTCATCTAACTTAGGAAAGTCATTTAGTGAAGCACGAACTAATCTTAAAGATACTACATCACCTGAATTAAACGCAGTACCTGAAGTACCATCCTGTCCACGTACAATGGTAAATGTAGTACCTGATACTGCTGTTACTTTAACAATCTCAATAGTTTGTTGAGTTGCAGCATCCGCTAATGTACAGTAAAAGTATTGTGAACCCGTAGGACTAGGAAATGCAGACGCAGACGTAACACTCATACTTGTAGCCGAGTTTGTTAAACTACTAGCTAAAGTAGTATTAGCGTTGTTTGCGAATAACATATTTGCCATTTTATATTAACTTATTAATTGTCCAATTAACGGTTTGCGTTGATCCACTACTTTGATTAACCGACAAAAGTATTCCACTAACAGAAAAAGCAGCCGATAAACTAAATCCACTTCCAGATCCTGTTTGTAATGCTGTTACATTTGCAGTTGTTTGTTGTGTGCTAACAAGATAAGTTGATGACCAAACAGAAGCAGATGATAAAGCTATATAAATACTTACAATATAAACTGATCCTGCTTCTTGTGGCAAAGTATAAAAACCTGTTGATGTTGAATTTGCTGTTGAAACACTACCAGATAAAGATTGTATTGAACTTGTATATTTTGTATTAGTGCAATTAATAAATCGCCAAGCATACATTTCTGCTAATGTAGAATTTGTTTCTATTAAATTAGGTGCAGAAGCATTAATTAAAACACCATTAGATGAAGCATTTAACAGAATAGGTGTATTTGGATAAGCTGAACCTGTTACAGTAAATCCATTAACAATTTGATTATTTCCAAATATTGATAATCCTACAGGAAAATTAGCATTTGGCACTCCGTTAATAACAACACTATTCATTGTTGTTGTATTGCCATTTAATTCAATTATATTTGCACCTGAATTAGAGCCAGATCCCCATTCTACTTTAAGTGCATTAAATGTTACTCCAGCACCAGCAGTATATATTCTTCCATCTCCTACAACGGAATTAAATAAACATTGATTACCATAATTTAATAAAGTGTAGCTACCACATGAAACGGCAAATATTTTATTAAATACGTTATAAACACCATAATTACTAAATGAATAACGTGATATTCCAATACAATCAATATCTTCAAAATAATTATCGTAACATTCTCCATTATTGGCATTACAAGAAACAACTAAACCATCTTGAAATCCACGAATAAATACATGACGAACAACACAGCGTTGCACAATATATGGTGTAACTGCACTTAATAAAATACCAGTTCCAACACCTGAATAAGTGCTATCAAACTTAGAATCAATTAAAAGATTTTCAACAACACAACTAATTGAATTAGTTTGTATTGTAATTACAGGATTTGATGTGTTATATGGTACAAGTCTTGCTCCTTGATAATTAGGTGCAGTTCCATTATATTGACCTTGCGATGCTCCTGATAAAGTAATTCCTTGCGCTCCATTTAAAACAATATTGCATAAATAAGTTCCTGGTGGAAAAAAAATACGACTACCTACTGCAATTGCATTAGCAATAGCAGTTGAACTATCTGTATTCCCCGTAGGATCTGCGCCAAAATCTAATACAGATACAGTTTCTTGTAGTTTAGTTTCTAATGTACGAGTAACTGCATTTGTCGCACCTTCATTATATTTAATGTCTGTAGCATATAAAGTTCCATTTGCGGCACCTAACCCAGCAATTGCTTCTACAATATCTCCTGCATTAGCACCTGTTGTTAATGTAAATGTTGTGACATTGGTTTCTGTGTAATTAACACCTGTTACCTGTTTAGACCCGTTTACAAATACGGCTAAACTGTTAGTGTTGGGAACATAATCAATGTTAGTTAAATTAAATACAGTTTGTCCTTGTGTTGCAGTAAATACTTGTTCTTCAGTTGTTACAGAAGATGCCCCTACAAGATAATTCATACCTGCTGCAGTAATTCTTAATTGAACGCCATCACCAATATTAAATGGTTGTGGGGATGTTCCTTCTTGTCCACGATTAACTGTTAATACGTCACCACTACGGGCAGTACATTGTACAATCTCAACTGTTGGCAAACTAATGCTAACTAAAGTAACATAAAAGTAATCACCATTTGAAGGATTAGGAAATAAACTTCCTGAACCTGATGCTACTTGAATAGAAGTGGCAGTAGAGGTTATTCCTGTTGCTAATGTGGTTTGTGCATTATTGGTATATAGTGGGCGTGGCATAAATTATCCTAAAGTAAATGTGTCGACTGAATACCCATCGACCAACTTAACTGATGAGGTGATAATAGTATAGAGATTAGATGCTTCTGGTCGACTAACGGGTACAGACATATTATCTCTAATACCTTTTACGTAATCTTGTGGATGGCGAGGTTCCCAGTCTTGTTCACAAACATACAGACCATCCCAACGCTTCTTGAGCATAGCAAACTTAAACTTTTTGCCACACTCATCACAAATGGCGTTCCAATTGCCGTCGTTGTAATAGTCCGCTCTTCCCATTATGAAACACTCGTAGGTGCATATACAGGTATGTCGCCAGTTGCTGTATATGTGTTTCCATTACTAGTTGTAACGGTCATAATTAAACGATAGGTATTGTCATCTACTCCACCTATTACTCTTTGCGTTGCTTTACCCAAATTGATATTAACTGACCCTGACAAAATAGCACTTGGGTTAGTATCTGTACCTTGTTGGGTGACTGCCGTACAAGTAGCAGTATTTAATGTCTCTCCTGTAGTTAATACAGGACTAAAATCAAAGGTAAATAACTCTGATTCTGTGGTAAGTTTTTGGGTAAATTGACTCATTTTTTGATAGTAGTCTTTATGAAATTAGCAATTACAGTTCTTTGTTTATATAGTTTAATCAATCTATTTCTAAAATCCATAGTTTCAATACTATCTCTATACAAAACTATTACCCTACTTCTAAAGTCAGCAGTAAATGTGTACCTTGCTACTGCCCCTAATTTAGGAAATACGGCAGATAATAATATCCCTATTGTAACTGAAATTGCTGAAAAAGTAACATACATTTGCTTGACTAATGAAGGAATTGTTGAAGAAACTACTGACAATACCTTTTGAGGTGTTTTGTTTAAAAATGAGGTACTTGTAGATGTTATGGTAAAAATTACGTTCTTAAATTTCTTGGCTACAAGATTAGCCGTAGAAGTAGAAGCATAACTAATAATCTTTGAAATAGCTTTAATAAACGTACTGGTTGAAGTACTGACGTAAGACAGGGTTTTATTAGCCTGTTTGACAATAAATGCAGTACTAGTCGTAGATGCTGACTTAGTGACTGAAATAGCCTTTTTAATAGTAATTACACTTGATTCTGTAATTGACAATAATATTAGGTGAAACGCACTTTCTGTTAATACCGCAATAGACATTTCGGAAATAGTAGAAAATGTTTTCTTAATAGCCCTAATAAAGCTAGAAGTACTTGTAGAAGCCACAGATAAGAGTTTAATAGGTAATTTGACTAGGCTTGCAGTAGATGTATTTGCCGTGGCCGTTAATGTCCTAAATAGGCTTAATAAACGGTTTATTGTTGCTGTAGATGTGGTTGATGCAGATATGGTTCTAAATAGCGTTAATAATCGATTAATGCTTGATGTGCTAGTAGATGTTACTGTTAGTGATCTAACGTATTTTAGTATCTTAGAGATGGTGCTAGTGCTAGTAGAGGTAGCTGATAATGTAGGAGTTAATGTTATCGTATCCTGAGCATTAATAGTAACTCTATTTACACTAGACCCATTGATTGCCATTTTTAACTAAATTGTACTTTTACTGTAAACTGAATTGAATCACCGTTATTTAATGCAATACCTGTAAAGTCACCTTTTACAAACAAATTACCTGAAGAAACTGCATCAAATGTACCAGCATTGGTAATTGTCTGTGATGTTCCTGAAGTTAATGTGCCAACAACTTGAAATGTGTCATTGGTTACAGAAGTTGTTTGTTGAGATGCAGTACCAGTAGCACGAGTAGCTGGTGAAGATGATTCAGTAAATAAAGTCGTGTCAGTTGCCGCAGTTGTTCCAGCACCAGTACCCCATGCTACATAAAGAGGTGTGGTTCCAGAGCCATTAATACGGTTAGTGACTACGGCTTTTCCTGTATTTACTAGGAGTGTAGCCATTTTTTAATTCTCCAAATGATTCGTTTAAGTGGATTCTTATGCCAATAGTCTATTACGCCCAATTCCTCGACTGTTCCGTCTGCACGGGTAACTGTTGCTATAAATTGTATCTCTTTGGCGTTACTATGAGCTACTTGCATATTAAGAATGATATTTAACTAACTCTAAAACTATTGTGTAAGAAGTATTGGTGATTGTTGCTGCACCACCAATAGTTGTTGCAATTATTTTACCGTTTGGTGTTGTTGCATTATCTGTAATACCACCGAATGGTTTTGCCTTAATTTCACCACGGCCTGTTAATTTCCATAATGATGCAGGTGTTGCACCATCCCAGTTTAAATCAACTTGAATACCGTCTTGAATGTCAAAGTTAATACGATTGACACGTACTCTGTCAGGAATAACTCCTTGACCATCCATCTGACTTAATGTGGAAGGGTCAATAATTGTTACTGCTGTTAAATCAGCAGCATTTAAATATCCATCAATCTTAATAGTGGTATTTCTATAACCATCATTTAATATCTGAACCGTTGGATTAGGGGATGCCATAATTAATACCCACCTTTAGGTTGTTTTAACTTTTTAGTCTGCTTTGGATTGGTTACCTTTCCTTTTTGTGCTTCTTTCGGAACACCAATAGGAGCCTTAATACCCATTCCAATTTCTTGACCTTCACGTAATTTTTTATTTGCACCTGCTGCCATGATAATTCCTTTCAATATGTTAGAGAAAAAACCCCCTAGAAACTTTTGATAACTAGGGGGAATACTTCTCACGTATGGAGTTGATTAGGCTCCTGGAGTTCCCCACAATGCACGTGGATCACCCCATCCGAAAGCATAACGCTCATAAGACTTAGCTTTAGCGTTCATTGTATCGAAATCATTATCCATATCAAAAGTAATTGCTTCACGCTCTTGGTGAATCATACCTGTGCCAGCAGGCATCATAGTACGGATAAACCATGCAGTTGTAGATGTCAAGTAGTGATTCATCTTGATACCATCTGGCAATGCGTTAGTTGCGTGTAGTACGTTTACAGCGTTTGTACCAGCTTGACCTGATTGATACTGATAAACAGACTTCATAATACGGTTTGCTTCAAACCAGTTGCTTGGATGAACAACAATGCTACGTGGCATTAAGTTGATACGTAGACCACGGTCATTCTGAGCTAACATAATCTGAATGATTAAGTTCTCAATAGCAACTTCAGACAATGCAGCAGCAGTTGTCAATAAGTTAGAGAATGTACCACCAGATGTATTAGGGTGTGCATTACTAATCAATTGTACGTTATCGCCACCTTTGTAAGCAGAACTGAAAGCGTTGTTATATACGTTTGAAGCTACGTTCTCTTTAGTTTGACGCATAGAGAAAGCATTAGCAGCAGCACGACGCTTAGAAACAACTTCATAAAGGTTGTCTTGTAGTTCTTCATGAGTAACGATATAACCGATACCATAAGCTACGTTAGTTAAACGGGTTACGAAACCTTGAGTCTCTGAGTCATAGCTTACGCCTTGACCTTGAGATTTCTGAGTTGCTAAACCGAAACCTGTAGTTTGAACGTACTCTTCATAGTTCTTGTCTGAAGTAGTTGTGTCAAATAAATCTGTATACTCAACAGGATGCTCATCATAAGAGCGACCCCACCAAGCTTTAACACCAGGCCATAATGCCTTTGGGTGTGAACCAGTTGTAATAATTCCAGCCATTTTTTATTCTCCTAATTAAACGCCAGCAGATGGTCTGAGCATCTCATGATTGTTGAACACTACCATGAAACGAGCATAAGCACCGATTGTTGTGCCAGGTATTTGCTCGAATCCAACAATCTTCAATATTGCTGTAGAAGAAGTCGTGGTTCCCGTTAATACTGTTGCAGATAACTGATTTGCATAAGAAGGAGTTGCTACTGTGTAGCTTGCGTTCTTATTAGTGTCAGCAGATGTAAATGAAGTAGAGTCACCTTGAATGACGAATACTTGATCAGGATCATCATTTACTAATACATAGTAATCTACTGCTTTAGAAGCAGGAATAGATGTAATAGTTAAGTCGATGTTTGTACCAACTAATGATGGGTTGTTTGGGTTAGCTTGTAATACGCCAGAAACAACACCACGTGGGATGTCGCCAGAGGCACATTTAGCTACTTTGTTAGTACCGTTAGCATCTGAACCAGTTGCAGTTTTTACTACGTCACCAATGTAATACGCAGACGTATCAGTTGATGGAATCCAGTAAACTTTCTGTTGTTGGTTGTTGGTGCCACTAGTACCGTAAATAATCGGACTGAATCCGAAAGGGGTATTAGTATTTGCCATTTGTTTAAATCCTTATAAAATTAAAATTTAAGACCGCTTAATCGAGATACCAGCAGCATATTTGCCGTCTTGACCGAGCGAACCGTTAATATTTCCACCTGCGATTGCATCTTCTATCTTTTTATTCTCTAACAAGATGGCTTCTTGATCTTCCTCAAACCATTCATTCTTGATTTTCATTAAATAACCATATAGAGGCGCACCGCTATCAAAAGTTCCTACCTTCATTTTGATTTTGTCATTTAGGTCTACGTTTGAAGGTGATACACCATTCTCTATCTCTGTTTCGCCTTTAGTGACAAACTCATATCCGCTATCTAATGCCTTTTCTACCATTCCATCATCGTTCATCCAACATAGATGGTATCCAGGCACTTCTACTGTTACTGCCATAGAAAGTTTTGGTGCGCCAAATGATGTACGTCTTGTTCGTTGTGATTGTGAACGGACTGTCTCTGTTTCACGCTCTGCAACTGACCTAATTTGCGCTTCAGAACTTCCCTGCTTATTTTCTCTTGACATTTTTATATCCTAACTATAATTGAATTGTATACAATTTACAACACTTTTAAATATTATTCCCCAAAAAAGTCTTTAACATACTCTTCTCTGGTTAATAACTTCTGCTTTTCAAACTTTAAACAAGCCTGTTTTGCTTCAGGCGGAAGATCATTAAATGAATACTTACCTGACTTAGCACTTGATTTATTGCCTGTTGTTGCCTCTACAGGAGATGGTTTTGCTCTATTTGGATTAGAAAACTTCTCAGGATACATCTTCTTTACCCGTTTAGTTACCTCATCTAAAAAGTCACGACCAATTAAAGTAGGTTGTCTACGTTTAAGGGTTTCTCCAATCAGATTAGCTTCTTCAGTTAATTCTGTGTCCTTACCAAACCAAGTATTCTCTTCATTCCACTCTACAAATGATGGGTCAATTTGATTACTTGTTGCTTTAGCCTGTTGGGCTTCTTTGGCACGTTGTTCTTTAAGTTCTTCAATAGCATCATCTACTTCAAGTAACTTATCGCCATCGCCTTGACTAACAGCTTGTTTCTTTTGTTCTCTTAATTCGGCTAATGCACGCTCATAAGCACGTTTTTCATTATCAGCAGAGAACTTCTTGAATTCCATCATTGTGGATTTCATTTCTGCTATTTCACGTTTTAAGAACTCATTGTCTTTACGGAGTAAGGCATTAATCTCTTTACCCTTCTTCACAAATGTTTCTGCATCAACCCATTTTTCAGCAGGCCCATCGTATTCTTCTTGAGGTACCCATCCTTGACGTTTAGCTTCTGCTACGGTGTCTTGGTCTGCTGAATGTGCTTCAACAGTCGTTTCTGTTTGTATCTCAGCAACTTCTGTTGTTTCTATACCACTAGGTGCTACAGTTGTTGTATCATCCATTTGCTTTTTCCTTTACTAATACGACATCTAAGTCATTTAAGACTCTGTATTCGCGTCCGTCGTCTGATTGTTTTTTACTGATGATTTGTCCTGCATAACGACCAAACTTAACATTGTCTCCGACTTTACACCAAGGTTGAGATTGGTCGGAGTAAGCAGTATTCCCAAGTTCGACAACGGTTCCTGCGTCTTGTCCAAGTTGTTCTTTGTCTGCCGTGATGTCAGCGATAATAATGCCGCTTTCAGTTTTTCTTTCAATTTCTTCCACCAGTATTAATACACGGTGACCTGTAGGTTTCCATCCAGATGTGTTCATTAAGCCCCCTGTACGTCTTCATATTCGAGTTCGAGAATTTGATTAAGTGCATATACTCCACCTAATGCAAACTGATTATCAGCTTCCGTCTGAAATTGACGGTTTGCCCATGCTTCTTGAGCCTCTAATTTGGCTTTCTTAAGATGGGTTCTGAACTCCTGTGTTACTGGATTTGTCATCCATTCTTGCCATTCCTGTTGCGTCATTTGCTTCCCTTTCTAGGTCTTTCATTAACTCAATACTACGAAATATTCCATCCATGTGCGATCTCTTAGCACCTATTTCAGCCTCTAACATAGCAATAGCATGACCATTCTTTACTCCGTCTGCTTGTTCTAGTTCTAATACGGCTTTGGCTTGTAATTCGGTCACTTTAGCTTGCATTAGTTCGGCTTCGCTCATTAACTTTGCTAATCCTAGTTTGAACCTTAACTGGTGGTTCATTGCACGCTCTTCGTTCTTCATCTTCTCTATTTCCATCTTGACATCAGGTCTAGGAGGAATAGCATTAGGGCCTTTAGGATCAGGTAATATCTGTTCTATGTTAGATACTTTTAAGGATTCTAAATATCTCTTCTTGACTTCATACATATTCATATCAGGCCCAGCAATCGCCATTACGGCTTGTGCTTGTGCTTGTTTCTGACTATCTGATACAACATGAGGATCGGCAGAAGGTTTAACTAACTTCATGTCTAAGTTGTAGTCATCAGGTAATACAAATGACAACTCAGACCTATATTCAAACTCAATAGGGTCACTTGGTAGATACAATTGATTGAGTCTATATAACTTTTGGAACTCTTCTTTCATTGAACGCCATGTGCGTTTGAAGATTCCATTAAATACTTTCATTCCCTGCTCTACAGTATGTCTTGATGTTTCAGCGGGGGTGTTTTGACCAGGTGATACACCTGTCATAATGTCTGTGGCACCTGCAATACGCTCACCATAGTTAATGAGTAACTGTAGTAATTGGAATAGAGTAGCACTTGGCTCTCTTACAGGTAATGCCATAATATTGGCACGTAAATCATCGCCTGTGCTGTCTACACGCTTCCACTCATGTGGTTTAAATGTATAGTCACCACCTTTTATCTTGACTCCACGACCTAAGAATCCACCACCTGTTACAGACATTGTGCCTGCATCAATTAATTGGTTCACAATCGTGTTTACAGAATCATTAAGTGGCCCAAGTAAACTTCCGAACCCTAAGTCATAGAATCCACCATCAGGGCTAGGAATAAATCCATACTTAGTAAAGTATTGTTCAGGCTTAATACGGATAATGTCTGTACCACTATACTCAATAGAGTCTTCAAAGTAACGTGCTACGATACGATAAATAACGCCTGTATCACGTCTTAAATAAACAATGTATGGCTCTTTGTAGCCGTCTTCATCTAAGTCAATCCAGCAATGTATTTCATAGAACTCAAATGGAGTATCAGGGTCGCCTGTTTGCGCTCTTACTCCTTGTGCGTCTTCTTTAGCAGTTCGTAATAAGGTCTGTTGGGGTTGTCCTGCTGGAGCCTCATCTGTTGGCTTGCTAAAGATACCACGTACCTGGCGTTCATGTAATTCATTTGACGATAGAAAAATACGGTGCGTAACTCTTGGAGAGTCTGATATTGATTTGGTGTAATAGTTAACGATGAAGTCATTAGGCAATACCAATTCTGATACGTTATGACCTTTTACAGGGTCAAAATAGGATTTCTTAATTGCTGTACCTGCAATTCCCTGTACTAATAATGTTTTGTCTTGGTTTTCTTCCCATGTCTCATCTTCTTCCATTACTTGATAAGTCATGTGACGAGATACTCTATCACCACGCTTTTGCATCTCGCCGTCATCATCCTTGCCATATATTCTGCATTGGACTACTTCATTGTTTCCAAGCAACGCTGGATAAGCACGGCTATGATATTGCATTGCTGCAATGGTAATAAGAGGGAATTTTACGTTTGAGGCGTTAGGCCAAGGGAATGTCTTTTTCTCTACAACTTGTAGTGCCAACTTAATGGACTTTTCATTTCTCTCTTCCCAATCCATACGAGAGGTTAAATCCAAATTGACTTCTTCTAGTAATCTTGCACCCAATGAAGATAGCTGCTCATCATCCATGTCTTGAGCAATGTTGGGGGATTTGACTAGATTTTCAATTTTCATTCGGCTTCCTCAGTTTTTAAAAAAATAACAGATTGTTTGTTAATAGTCAATAACTATTGAATAAATATTACGTTAATATCCCGTATACATCCCTTGTCCTTCCCAAAGGTCATCGCTAAACTTCTCTTGATATTCTTCATCTTCTAATTCTTCTTGAGAAGGTGCTTGTATTACTTTGTCTAAGGCAAGTCCTATATATGCTAATGAGTCTACTTGGTCATCGTGTTGTCCACGTGGGAATACAAGCATCTCATCTACTAGAGAAGCATAATACCCATGTTCTTTATTAAATCTTACGCCACCAGACCTCATTCTAGCCTGTAATGGTTTAGCCCGTTGTTCTTTATCTACCTTTGGAGTCACAGCGTGTAAATTAATATATTGTCCACGTTTGACCATTTCTGCATTTAAAAAGGCATCTAGGGTATGTTTAATCTGACCCTTCTCTGCTATAAAGAGATTAGGCTTGTATTTGGTCTGTATCCAAAACATATTCTCAATAATCTCAAATCCATCCCAACGACCTCTACGGATGTCTACCACGTGAAGTAATCCCTCTTGATCCATGCCAGCCACCGAAATAACCGTGTAGTCACTCTTCGTCTTTTTAGTGATAGCAAAGTCAATGGCAGCATAATATTCAAGATAATCAGGAGTATCAGAATGGATAAAGTCATCTTTGTGGAAATAAGCATTTTCTGCATCAATTGGCTTATTAAGATATTCTTGAGAGTAACCATCAGGATTTCCTTGATTAATGTAAGATTGGCGTATTTCCTCTAGTTTTTCTCTAGGGAGCTTTTCAGGCCATAATATCTCAGTAAAGTCCTCATTATGGGCAGCGAACCTTTCTGAGTCCCATAGATTATCCTTGAGTAATCTTTCTAAGGCAGAATCCATGTGCAGTACAGTTCCTACCATCCGTACCTTACAATATTCTGAGCCAGAAGGTAATAAGTCATTAAATAGCCAATTACGGAACTTTTCACGCCTTTGTGGGTTCATTACCTGTTCAGCACCCTCGGCATCATCAATCACAATTAAATTAGGGCGTTTACCATTCCATTGCAGACCACGCACTTCTTGTTCAGATCCCTTACACATAATACAGAACTGGTGACCATCTTCCAACTCTACAATAATCTCAGCCTCAGTATCCTTTACAAATCTTGGTTTTATCTTAAATTGGGATTTTAGTTCCGCATTGGTCAGAAGTTCCGCTTTAATATTACTCAAGAACCTAACTACCTGTCCTTCTGTTTTAGACACTAATAGTATAAAGTCTCTATCTCTAAAGAGTGCAGATGCCAGGGTACAAGAGAAAGTAACTGCTGTTGTCTTAGCCGTACCACGAGGTGCAGCTACTACTACTCTAGGATGGTCAGAACAAAATTTATCCCAAAGTGTTCTATGAAAGTCAGGAATAGCCTTTACAGCATCCATACGTGGGGCTAAGAATACCCTCACAAACCCCTCAATTAGTTCTGCATCAAGTTTCAAGATGCTCTCTAGCAAAGTTAATAAGTGCTTGCATATCGGTGCGAACACGCCACCCCATATCAACACGTGCTTGTATCTCTTCTAAATACTTTTCATCAATCGGGCGAAGAAAGTCCTCTTGAGGTATCTTATTAGTAAAGTCCATATAAGAGAGTATACATAAAAGTCTCATTTCCGTATATAAGAGAGTAAACACTTTTAGATTTGAAAATTTCATCAGCCGTCGGAAACAGGGTTATAAAAATACTTATTCATATCTTTTTCCCCCTACCCCACTACTGTAAGAAAACACAGTATAGGGGCGCATAATAGGGTGATAAGTAGGGGGTATTCTATATAAATCAATAGGTTATAGAGATATTTGTCCGATATGTGTATGTAATTGGGGGCGCTTTAAAGTATCTAGTGGACTGTCTAAGGGTGAGTGAGTGTATGTATTACTTTTTATTACTCATAGCATTATTGAGTGATTCTTATCTACTATACCTATATTCTCTTATATCTCTTATTGTTTAATCTTATATGGAATCGTTAATAGAGTTTAATCAAAAGTTATTCTTAGGGGCGTTTTGTAGCCACTCATATTGTCTATCTATATATATGATACCTAATAGTTTATTTTTATTAAGATTCTTTAACCTATAGGTTAAAACTATTACAGGATTCTGCAATAAAACTACTGTATATAAACCCATTAGGGAAAGTCCCTATATAAATTTATTGTTTTATTCCGTAAACTGTGTATATGCACTTGAGGGAGTGTATGTTAAACAAACATTTTTTAAGGGGGTTTTATCATGGCAACACAATTCTTAATTATAGCTTCAAAGGCATCATATTGTGAGCGCACCGAGATGGTTAGTAAGTATCTCATGAATTTTATACATAATGAATATTATGAGGGAACTATTGATCAGGTAACGCAACGCTTACAACAATTAAAAGACGAACTGATTAAATCTAATCAATTTGATAAAAATAGTGGATTCTCATTAGATGCAACAATTTATCCACGCACGCAACGCAAGCCAAACGGATACGATAAGCGTAGACGTGATTTATGCACTAATTACATTAACCATCAATAAAAGGGGATTTATCATGAGTTATTACACAGAAAATATGGGTGAGTTTGGTTATCGTGAAATAAAAGAATTGTCTAAGATTCTCAATGCTTGGGTAGAGAATGGACTTCCAATAGATTTTCATCAAGAGGAAGTTAAGCCAGCATTTAACAAAAATAGTGGTTATGTGTTCTTAGTCAATAACGAATATCAGGTTTGTATGCTTAATGGCGATAAATTGGATATATGGCATACCTTACCATATTCAGGCGAAGAAGGCTTTTTATGCGATCTATTAGAGTTAGATTCTGACTCATTACATCAAGATGATGTCGATTACATCAACGCATATAAAGAGGTGACAGCATGAAAACATTTATAGATTACCTACTTGGCACTGTATTTATGGTTTTAGCTGGTTCTTTATTGGCACTTGTTTATATTTATGCGAAAGGGTTTTAATTATGTATATTGATTCCGCAGTTTTAAATGATGTATACGATTATTTATTCGAAAATGATGAGAGCATAGGGACTAATTTTTGTGATGAATTCCCCTCATCATGGATTGATAACGATAACGCAACAATTTATCTAGCAAAAAATGACGGCGTGGTGTTGTTCAAAATTAAAATTGAAAGGGTTTAATCATGTTAAAAGAATATACAAGCGTAGTTAATTTATCTTTTGGCGGTAACAATTTAGAAGCCAATTCAAAAGAGGAATATATCGAAAGATTAAAAGATATATTTTATGAAGAATATGGTATCCAATTAACCAATGATGAAATTACAGTAGAAAAGGCTTAATTATGAATAAACAGCCAATAGGGGCATACGCAACAATTCATTATTACGGTGATTATAACCCATCAGAAAATTATTATTTTAGTTTTGGTGATGCTGGCATTGATTATGAAAACGATACGGGGTGCGATTGGGGTAATGATTCTCACGGAGTGCCTGATACTCATATATTTTATTATTGCAATGGAGGAGAAGAGGAGATGAAATCTTTAATGGTTGATGGTGTATATGATTTTAAGGTTTTATCTTATGAGCTTGTTTACGAATTAGAGGAGGTTTAAACATGAAAGTTATGATCGAGATAGATTTACCCAATGGGCAACAAATACCTACAACAGAAGATATTTTACGATTAACTAGCCCTGATTGGGTTAGTGATTGGTGGCATATTAGCGACGTAAACGATTGTTTAGATCCTGAATATCATTTATCAGAAGATGATTGTAGGGAAGTTTTAAGGCGTGTTATTAAATATAGAGATGCTAACGAGGGTATAAATTGGACTGTAATTGGCGTTTACGCAGATGATTTGTTAGCAAAAAGGGAGAAAGTAGCATGAAAAACTTTGAAATAACTCAAGAAGAATTCAATTCTATAACAAGAATGATAGATTTCGCGGAATATTGGCTTGAAGATCGAGAATATGGGAATGAGCAATGGAGATCTGACAATGAAGAAGTATTGGAAGCAATACACGCAATGGAAAAAGTAAGAGAAAGGATTAAAAATGAAAATAGTTAAATGGTCTTTGATTGCAGAATTAGAAGATGGCTCAAAAGAAGATATTTCATTATATCTAGATGAGTTTACTTCTAAAAATATTAACTACACTTGTGATTATTGGGAAGATGAACACTACGAAATTACGGAAAATGAGGAAACATTATGATTATTAGAGACGAAATGGAGAGCCTATGGAACGCTTTACACAGTTACAGGGAAACTTGTATACCTGAGGGCGTAGATTCGCAATATGACGCTGTATGGAGTGAAATTTGCTCAATTATGGCTAAAGTTGAGGAAGAATTGGAGATCTGGGAGAACGTATCATGAAAATAACCTTTTACGAGATTTTATTTGTATTGATTATTTGTATTACTAGCGTTATTGATTCTATTGTTAATGTTTTAACTTATTTAAGGGGGTTTTAATCATGAATTTAAATGAAATTAAAGAGACTATAGAGAAAGGGGGGAAAGTTTACCATCAATCACCCTCTTATGAGGTTATCAAAGATAAAATAGGGCAATACCTCATTAAATGCCATTTAAATGATTATTGCATTGGCTTAACGTGGAAAGATGGTATTACATTAAATGGAAAAGAAAATCAATTTTACAGGGGTTAATAATGGAAATTACTTATAAAAACGGGGTTTACTACTGCGACAATAAACAAGCGTTAATCAATCATTTAAATGAGGTTAAGAAAAACATTGATTATATGAGATCGCCCTATATTGATATTGTTTTAAATCATAAAAATATCTATGAGGGAAAAATTAAGACATACGGGTTAGATTGATTTTTAATAAGCCTTTAGTTGTCTTTTTGGTCTATGTCTTTATAATTAACCTCTAGGGCTTCGGTCTTAGGGGTTATGTCTCTAGCATTTAAGGTTATATCTCTTAATTTATCGGCTAATGAGTCTATATTGACGTTAGAAATTTGAGTCGGTCGATTATTTAATAATTGATTAGCCTTTAGTGTGACATCTGCTATGGTTGCTAAGTGATTAGCTTTAACCTTTACCCTAACAAGCCCAGCTTCTTTGTCAAAGATTTCGTCTCCATTCTCTAATCGGTCTTCCAATTCTGAATAAGTGCGCTCTAATATCTTTCTTTGTTTAGCCTTTAGTTCTTCCTGATAGTTAGAAAGCATTTCTTCGGCTGCACTAATCCACCATTCGGTATCTTTCCATGTCACCAATGTTACGTAAGGAATATCATGTTTTCTACTTACTTCGGCTAAGTTCGGATTTAAAAGATAATCACTTATAACCTGTAATCTTTTCTCTCTAGGATAAGTTGAGCTTATGTCTTCCTCTAAAAATTTAGATTTCCATTGCTCATAAGTCATTCTTGAGCCTTTAGTCGCCATGATTTTTACCCCAATATGCAATTAAAAGTGCTTCTGCTAAGTTATGATCCTTCTTTTTCATTTTTTCTAACTCAAATATGTCTTGACAAGCCTTTAGTGAATCCTCTTTAGAACTGATTTTAAGCGATTTTTTCCAAACTTGAGGGGTAACGTAGTATGTAGTGATTTCTAACGCCCCTAAGACCCCTCTAATCGAGCCGTAGGTGTCTCCAAAACTGAATACTGAACTGACTCCTTGCATAGGTCTAGCAGAAACCTGTTCCATGAAGCAAATTGAGTCCTTAAATGGGCGTAAAATACGTGCTAATTCTATGGTATTGACTTGGCGTTTAATAAACCCATTTTTAGGCTCACTTGGAATCGTCTCAAGTAATTCAATTGCATTACCATCAATAACGGCTAATCCACCATCTAAGCCTGGATCAATACCTAAAATGTTCATATTTCTGAATACTCTCTATTGCACCCTGCTAATGGGTTAATCGTTAAATGCTGGTTTACTAATAGCCAATGGTAAGTTTTAGACATGGCTAAATACCATTTTTCTTTCTTGTCTAAATAAGTGTTTTTTGACTGATCTATGTCCATGTGGCACTTATAACATAAAAAGGCTATGTAAGAATCATCTGCTTTTCTACCCATTCCCTTACCATGTTCGCTATAATTACTATGGGCTGATACAGTTGTGCCAATGGAATTACATAAACTGCAAGGGGCATCTTTTGCCAACGCTAATAGCTTAGGGTTACGATAAGGCTTAACTTTTAAATATGAGGTCATACGTTTGCCTCTAATTTAGCCATTGTTTGCCATACTGAAATCTTAACTTTGGCGGCTTCAATCAAGAATCTTATTTTTTCATCTTCATAAATAGCCTGTTTCATATCCTCTAAATGTGTAATATATTCTACATTTTTGTAGGCTTCTCTTTCCTGAGCATTTACGGCTAAATCTTGGTGCTGGCTCATAATCTGAGCTTTTAATGACTTTCTGTATTCTTCAAGATAGATTCTATTGGCTCTGTTTTGAGCGGCTTCTTTGGCAGAATCAATTAAAAAGTGTAATGCTCTTTCAATTTCGTCAGTCGTAATCATTACCATTTCTCCCACATGATTGCCACTAAAATGCCTACTGCTATCCCTAATAAATACAATGCTATTCCTATCATACTTCCCCCTGATTTGCGATTCTTACATACTCGTTAAAATTACCATCCCATCTCTTTTTACCAATGTGGCTTACTGATATATCAGGGTGAACATATACCTTACCACCTAGTTCACGCCATTTATGACAGAAAGCTACATCTTCCCCTACTAATTCGCCATTAATCACTTTAGTCTCAAACACATGACGATATTCTTTATTACCATCCATGTATTTTTCTGAGTTATCCCACATCTTTTCAATGCAATTACGAGACATCCTAAGAAATCCTGACCCTATACCCCTAGCATTGATTAAAGTATGTTCAAATTCAAATTTAGGGTCAAAAGTTTTGACATTGTAATGAATATTGTCATTTTTACTAACAACTGCACCACCAATAAGGTCTACTTGTGGGCTAATGAGGTTTCCAAAGTCTTTTTGTGTCCATGCTTGGTCAGAATCAATAAAGATTAAATCATCTACTTTGGCTTCATACGCCATTCTGAATAATTCATCTCTGGCTTTCTGTATGAGACTACATCCAATAACGGATTTAAGCGTCAACTGTATATCATTTAACATACACACTTCCATTGTTTGAAAAATAGACTGCATGAAGTCAAGTTCAACCCTCCCATCATAGACGGGAGTTCCAATCATAATATGTCTCATGGGACAACTACTGTGGGAGTTTTTAAGTAGGCTTCTTCATCCTTCTTAGGCTTCATCCATTCGTCACGTTGTTTTAGAAACTCTTTGGCAAATGCGAATCCAATAGCCGTAATTTGTTGTGTTGGATGTTCAAGATTCTTGGCTAAGTCAGAGGCTATCATTGCCCCCATAATTTCCATTGCTACTAAATCTGACATCATTGCACCTTCCATAGGGAAGTCTTTTATCTCACTCATGTTCATATCCTAACTTTGATTTAATACGTTTTAACTCGTAACGTAACATTTCTATGGTTTCGTCACGTTCCTCTAACTTCTTCATCAAACTATCAAATGTTCCATAAAAAAGATTATTTTGCTTCATCCGTTGGTTGTGATCTTCCAACATCATTTTGTATAATCTTTCGCTTGCTTCTACTTGGCTTTGTAGATAATCCATCACTTTCTCCTGACTTAAATTCAACATATACACCCTGTCTACTTCCTACCTTATACTGCCCTTCCTCTGCATACAACACTTTTACATCAGGTATTTCACTTCTAATCCAATCAATCAACTTCGCTGTCTTTGGCATCAATAGCCGATTTTTGTTTTTCTTGTCCATATCTAACCTCTAATATTCTAGCTACTTCATCTCCACGCAAATAACTATGTGCGTAGGTTGTTTTAAACATTAAAATTATGGTTTCAATATCGACGAATATCATTTTTTAAACCTTACCTTTTCTTGGTCTAATCTTGGCTCATAACGCATCATGCTTTTAGCGATTTGCCATACTTCCAACTCATTTAATGGGGGATTACATCTTTCTAGGTTCTCTGCGTGTAAGCATGAAACAATACCTTTATAACTTACACCTCGTGATCTTAGCATCCCTCCAATACTACAAAGATAAGCATTTCGAAGTCCTGGGCCTAATTTCTCTGCCACATACTCTAAATTCCTATTTTCGTTGAGTAAGTTTAACATCCATTCAGGAGCTTTGACAATAGGACAATTTTCAGGCTCAGAACTTGCCTCCCATTCATATTTGCCCAGTAATCCCTGACTAGGTGCTGCAACTATGTAGCCTCCATCTCCTCTGGTATCAATTCCTCTTCCCAACTTACCTGCCGTTGTTCTGAATGATTCGTCATGTTGGAATATGATATGTCTTCCTTTAGATTGAGTAATAGCCTCGACTGTTTCAGGAATTCTTGTATATTTACTTGTAAGTTCATCTAAACTCTCTTCTCCTCCGTGTTTTGGATCTATATCAACAACTGATATACCTGATATAGCCCCTGTTGCAATTCCTATGTTGGCTTTAGGCCAATGTTTAAACCATGTGTTAATCGTGTCCTTATCGGTTGTAGCAGACTTTAATCCATTCAAGGTCTGTGGATGTTTCCCAGCACTATGGCATCCTACTTTGCCACAAGTGCATTGACCTTTGATAACTGAATGTAGGGGCAGAACGTGCCAACCCCTCTCAGCGTATGATATTGCTTGTTCTAATAACATTTATGCCCTCTTTGCAAATGCAATTAATCGTGATTTAACGTAATTTTGTGTTTCAGGACTAGGAGTCAAAGTATATTCTTTTAATCCTTTAGGCCATACTCCAAATTTGTTGCGATACATATTGGCAGCAAATCCTTTCTTGTATGGTTTGAATATTTCTATGTGTAGTAATTCTGAATATGTCTTTTGTTTGTCTGCTGTGGTTATCTTTCTGCCAACCTCAACAAGATCACCCTTCTCCGTATCAATGCCTGTATCAACTTTCTTTGGCGCAAAACCGCATAACGGACACTTGAATATCTTAGGTGGCTTAACATAAGCACAAGATTGACATATTGTAACGTGTTCCTTCTTAGCCTCAGTTTTTTTTGCTTTCTCTTTCTTACCACAATCTAGCTCCTCTGGTAAATCATCAGTTACAAACCCATGTTGCTCAGTATTACCTGCATGGTCTAAAATTATTGCATCTATCTTACTTTCGTGTGTTCTTAATACACGCCCTGCTTGCTGAATGTATAACATAAGACTTTTTGTAGGTCGTGCCATAATGAGACAACTTGCTTCAGGATAATCAAACCCTTTATCTAATATGCCGACATTGAATAATATCTTAATATATCCATCTTTAAAGTCTTTTACTTTTTGCTCTCTCTCTGCTTTAGGCATATATGAGTCTATGTGTTCTGCCCTAATTCCTCTATTTCTAAACTCATGACACAAACTCTGACTATGGATTACGTTGACTCCAAAACCTATGGTTGGTCTGTTCTCTCCGAGCTTTACCCACGTCTCTACGACATCTGCGATGAGTTTTGGCTTGTTAACACGGGAGAACAGTTCCTTTTCGTCATAGTCGCCTCCGATCATCTTCAACC